TTGACGTTGAATTGGATCCAAAACACTATCAAACTGCACTGGAAAGAGCAGTGAATAGATTTAGACAAAGATCGTCAAATGCTGTGGAAGAATCCTATGCATTTTTAACATTAAAGAAAAACCAAAACACATATATTTTACCAGATGAAATAATCAACGTTAGAAAATTATTCAGAAGAACAGTTGGATCAAGAACAGAGGGTGGAGAAGGTGGAACATTATTTGAACCATTCAATCTTGCATACACAAATACATATCTTTTAAGAGCAGGTGCAACAGGTGGTTTAGCGACTTACTATGCTTTTGCATCATACCAAGAATTAGTTGGAAAATTATTTGGTTCATTTATACAATTTCACTTTGATGTGGCAACTAAAAAATTAACAATCACACAAAGACCAAGAGCAGATGACGAAACTGTTCTTATGCATACAGATAATTTTAGACCAGATATAACATTATTCAAAGACATATATTCAAAACCATGGATTAGAGATTATACTCTAGCCGTATGTAAAACCATGTTAGGTGAAGCGAGAGGAAAGTTTAATACTATTGCAGGACCACAAGGTGGAACATCGCTAAACGGAGAAGCACTAAAAAGCGAAGGTTTAGCAATGATGGAAAAACTTGATTCAGAAATAGGTAATTTTGAAGAAGGTGGAACTCCACATAGTTTTGTGATAGGTTAATTCAATAACATTCCTTTTTAAATACTATTACTATGCCGAAAGTAAATGTAACAGTAGATTCCGGAGCAAGAGACGAACGTTGTAGAAGTTACAGCGACCTAAAAGCCGACGAATTAGAATTTATGGTAAAGCATTTGGAAAACGATGCTAAAAGAGCCGCCCACGATCCACACCTAAGAAGACAAGTTTTAGGTGCAGTTCAAGAAGCAAAAGAAGAGATTGCAAAACGTCTAAAAAAATAGTATACTATACAAATGCTTATAGGTATTTGTGGTTTAATAGGTTCAGGAAAAGACACAGTTGCAGAAAGACTGGTCACACATCACGGATATAAAAGAGATTCATTTGCAAAAAGTCTAAAAGATGCAGTAAGTTCCATGTTCAATTGGGATAGAAAAATGCTCGAAGGAGACACAAAAGAAAGTCGGGCATGGAGAGAACAACCAGATGAATTTTGGAGTAAAAAATTTGGCAAAGAAGTAACACCTCGTTGGGTATTACAATATTTTGGTACAGAAGTTATGCGACAAAATATGTATGATGCAATATGGATTGATTCAGTTATTAATAGATACAAAGGCGATAATACTGTAATTTCAGACACTAGGTTCATGAACGAAATTAAAACCATACGTGAAAACAATGGTGTAATTATTCTGGTAAAAAGAGGAGAATTACCTTCGCAAGAATGGATGGCATCTAACGGCAGGCATAAATCAGAATGGGATTGGATGAGTTCTGCGTTTGATTACACTATAGAAAATAACGGTACTTTAGATGATTTAAATGATAGTGTTGATGACATTATCCGTCAACTTCAAGATCACCCACAGTCCAACGAAGCCGCTTAACACTTGCTAATCTTTGGCAATTTGCACACACAGTCTTTAAATTAACATCATTTGTATTGTTTTTATTGCCGTCAATAAACAGCACATCTAGTTGTATTTGCTCACGTGCCTTAAATCCACACAATTCACACTTACGTTTTTTAGTATACCCAGAACGTTGCAGTGGTGTTATACCACCTATTTTAAGATTTTTGTTCTTGCGAATACAAGTATCACAATGTCTTCTCCAGTATATTTTGGTACCTCTGCGATAACCCATGGCTCTAGGATTTGTTTTACATTGTACGCATAAGGGTCTTAATCCGCTGTTCATATTTGTATTTAAGTCACCTATATAGGCACCAAAATTGCATTTATTTTGTCGTAAAAACCGTTGTAGCCGCTAAATAGTATTAACATATTTAAAGATACAAATAATTTGTTAAATTGCAAGGAGAAACAAAATTATGGCAACACTAACTAGTCCAGGAGTAGCAGTAAGCGTCATAGATGAGAGTTTTTACGTACCAGCAGACGCAGGTACTACACCATTATTCATAGTTGCATCTGCACAGGATAAAACAGCAGGTTCAGGTTCATCTATAGCATCAGGAACTCAAACAACAAACGCAAACAATGTTTACTTGATTACTTCACAAAGAGAATTAACAGAGACTTTTGGAGATCCAAAATTCTACACAGATGCATCAGGAAATTCATTAAATGGTTACGAACTAAACGAATATGGTTTACAAGCGGCGTACTCATTCTTAGGAATTGCCAACAGAGCATACGTATTAAGAGCAAACATAGATTTAGCAGATTTAATGGGCAGTTCATCTGCACCAACTTCAAAACCAACAGATGGAACTTATTGGTTCGACCTTGCATCATCTTCTTTTGGTTTATTTGAATGGTCATCTACTAATCAAAAATTTGCAACAAAAACTCCATTATTGATCACAAAACTTGCTGACCTAGTAGGCGATGCGGCAACTGGAGCACCTAAACCACACGTTGGAAGCAACGGTGATTACGCAATCAACACAACACACAATTCAAACAAGATCTACTACAAAAATGACACAGGATCTTGGGCACAGGTTGGTTCACTTGCATGGCACAGATCACACGCAACAATTACTTCAACTAAAAGTAATCAGTCAATAACATCTGGTCATTCAATAACAATTAACGGTACAAACGTATCATCAAGTTCAACTACATTTGCTAATATGGCTTCGCAAATTAATTCTGCAAACATATCAGGAATTACAGCGGCAGTTGATGGAACAACTGGTTTCTTAGAAATCTATGCAACACCAGAAGCAAAATCAAATGGTTCAGTAGCAGACGGAAAAATTACCCTAGCAAACAACTCAGGAACACTTTTAACTGATATTGGTTTGACAGCAGGAACATACAACGGTCCATTATTATATCAGGCACCACACACTTCAAGACCTGAATGGAAAACAGGAGACACAACTCCAAGACCTAACGGTTCAGTTTGGTTTAAATCAACTTCACCAAATTCAGGTGCTAACTTAAAAGTTAAACTTTACAGTTCAGCATCAGCAACTTTTGGTGATGTATCTGCTCCAATGTATGCAACACATACATCAGCACTTTACAATTTAGATCCAACAACAGGTGGAACAGCAATTAAAACTGGAACACTTTATGGACAATACAACATTACTGAAGAATCAGGTTTTGATGCTTTACCTAACGTTGCTGACTTTACATTATTCAGATACGAAGGTGGCAAAACAGTTGTACAATCTAAAACAGCACATCCAACAGGATTACAAGGAACTTTCTCAATACAAGAAACATTGAAAGGTTCTGAAACTTTATCAAGTGCAAAAACTATCACAGTTGCAAACTTAGATGGTTCAACAATCGCAGACAACACTGACTTTGTAGCGGCTGTTAACAATGCAGGTTTAGTAAACGTGAGTGCAGAAGTTGTTGCAACAGGTACATATGCAGGTGCAATTAAAATTACACACGCACTTGGTGGAGACATTAGAATGGTTGACACACAAGGTACACCACTTGCAACAGCAGGATTCAGTACTACAACAGCACACAGTTATGGATCGTTTACAGCAAACTCAACTGTATTAGTTGACAACTTATACGATGCACCAACTGGAGAAGCAATGGACTCATCGGCAAACAATGCCATTATTGCTTCTAACTGGAAAAGATTATCATACACAGCATCATCAAGCACTCCTTTTAATGAAGCAGTAGCAGGTACTTTATGGTACAACACAAACTTAGATGCTGACATCATGGTACACAACGGAACAACTTGGAAAGGTTACATAGAAGTTTATGCTTCAACAGATCCTAATGGTCCACAATTTAGTGCAACAGAACCTAAAAAACAATCAGATGGTACTGCACTTGTTGACAATGACTTATGGATTGATACTAGTGATTTAGAAAACTATCCAAGACTTTACAGATGGAATACAACAGCAACTATAACAAACTCAACATCAGGTGTAGCAGTTACAACAACTGGACCTGCTTGGGAATTAGTTGATAACACAGACCAAACAACAGAAGACGGTATTGTTTTTGCAGATGCAAGATACCACACAGCGGCTGAAAGAGCAGATACTTTATCAACAGGCGGTGTTGGATCAGCAAGTTCTATTAAAGATTTATTAAGTGATTCTTTCTTAGATCCAGATGCACCAAATCCAAAACTATATCCAAAATCAATGTTGTTATGGAACACTAGAAGATCTGGTTACAATGTTAAAGAATACAAAAACAGTTATATAACAACTGCATCATATCCAGGAAGTGGAGCAACTGGTCTAGGTAACATTAGATACAACAATGAATCAGTAGCAACTTACCACCCTGATAGATGGGTTTCTAAAAACTCAATCAATGCAGACGGTTCTGGATGCTTTGGAAGAAAAGCACAAAGAAAAGTTATTACTGCACAATTAAAATCTACAATTGACACTAACCAAGCAATTAGAGAAGACCAAAGAGGATTTAACGTTATGTCTTGCCCTGGATACCCAGAAGCAATTTCAAACTTATTAAATCTAAACGCAGACAGAAACTACACAGGATTTGTTGTTGGTGATACACCAATGAGATTAGAAGGTTCAGCAACATCAGTTTCTAACTGGTCGGCAAACTCAGCAGGTGCTTCTGATAACGGCGAAGACGGTTTAGTTTCAAGTTCAGAATATTTGGGAGTATTTTATCCATCAGGAAAAACTACTTCTAACGCAGGTAAATCAATTATTGTTCCACCATCACACATGATGATGAGAGTATTAGCGAACAATGATAATTTAGCATTTCCTTGGTTTGCACCAGCAGGTACAAGAAGAGGTATTGTTGACAACGCAACAGCAGTTGGATACATTGATGCTAAAGAAGGTGAGTTTCAACAAATAGCAATATCAGAAGGTATGAGAGATTCAATGCACACAGCAAAAATCAATCCAATTACTTTCTTCTCAGGCGCAGGAATTATGAACTACGGTAACTTAACTAAAGTTGCGGCAAGTTCAACTTCAGCACTTGACAGAATAAATGTTGCTAGACTAACAGTTTACTTAAGAACACAGTTAGAAAGAATCGGTAAACCATTTATCTTTGAACCAAATGATACAATTACTAGAAATGAAATCAAACAAGCAATTGAATCATTCTTGTTAGAATTAGCAGGTCAAAGAGCAGTTTACGATTTCTTAGTAGTTTGTGATGAAACTAACAACACAGCAACTAGAATAGACAGAAATGAATTGTATGTTGACATAGCAATTGAGCCAGTTAAATCAGTTGAGTTTATATACATTCCATTGAGAATTAAAAACACAGGAGAAATTGGAAAATTAGGGTCCTAATTTTTTAGATAAATAGGAGAGAGAACATATGTCAATATCAACACTATCAAAATTTACAGTACCTTTAGCAAACGACCAGAGTGCTCAGTCACAAGGTCTGTTAATGCCAAAATTACAGTATCGTTTTAGAGTTATTTTGGAAAACTTTGGAGTATCGACACCTAGATCCGAACTAACGAAACAAGTTGTTGATGTTACAAGACCGGATTTATCATTCGACCAAATCACTTTAGACGTGTACAACTCAAGAGTTTACATGGCAGGTAAACATACGTGGAACCCAATTACATTGAATTTAAGAGACGATGTAAACAATGCTGTATCAAAACTTGTTGGTGAACAAGTACAGAAACAATTTGATTTCTTTGAGCAGGCATCAGCGGCATCAGGTATTGATTACAAATTTACTGCAAGAACAGAAGTTCTTGATGGTGGACAAGGTGCATCAGAACCAACTGTATTAGAAACATTTGAGTTATATGGTGCATACGTTGAATCAGTTAACTACAACACATTAGCATACAACACTTCAGATCCAGCAACTATTTCGTTAAGTATCAGATACGACAACGCAATACAAACACCACAAGGTACTGGAATTGGAAGTGCAGTAACAAGAACACTTGGTACACTTGCTACTGGTGGTGGACAATAAGGTTAGGAGTATAAAAAATGGCAGGACAAACTAGAATATTTGGACTTGGTGTAACAGCAGGAACACTTTACAGTCATGGTGCAAGTGGTTTTAAACTAACTGTACAAAACAACTCTAACTCAAACATAGATTTAAGAGCAGAAGACGATGCTATCGATGAAGCAGTAGAAGAAATTATTGGTGAATTAAATCCATTAATGTATTTTGTTGTTAATGATAACTCAGGTGTTATTCACTTAATAATGGATAAAAATCACACAGCGGCTGATATTCAACAAAGAGTAAGAAACTTGGGATCAGCAGTAGGACCAAACAACATTGATGTTAGAGGTTCAGACTGTGTTGCGGCATCTTCAATTACAGTTGCTTAAGAATTATAGATCATAATTACCTCCCGATCTAACAAAAAGCGTCTTTAAAGGCGCTTTTTTTGTGACAATAAATACAAGTGTATGCCAAGTATCAATAATTTTTTAAAAGGATTCTCAGACGGCCTTCCAGGAATGAAGGATTACCGTCATGCATCAAGATTATATTTTGATGATAATTTTAAATTAGCACCCAAACATGGATATCTTTATCACGTTGTAATTGATTGTGATTGGTCAGTGACGGGTGTTTCAAAAGCATTTTCTAATAACGAAAAAATAGAATTGAATATGTTAGTTAAGGCAATTGATTTGCCAAAATATAACATGAACGTTGATGAAAAAATTCAGTACAATAAAAAAATGTATCTTGCAACGAGAATTGGTTATGAACCTGTCAATGTTACGTTCCATGACGACAATGCTGATACTGTGAATGCTTTTTGGAAAACATATTATGAACATCATATAGCAGATTCATTAACAACAAACCCATCAATGAGAACACAAAACAAAGATACTCAATACGATGCAAAACTTACTACATCTCAGTTTGGTATGGACACTGCAACAAAAAGAAAGAAACCTTTCTTAAGAGGTATTGATATTTTTGTATTACATAAACAAAGATTTACATCTTTTAGTTTAATAAATCCTGTAATTGGTTCTTGGGCACACGATACACTCGATCAAGCAGATGGACAAAAATTATTACAAAACACAATGCAAGTATTTTATGAAACAGTTTTATACAACACAGGATTAGTTAAAGGTGGCGGAGTACCAGGATTTGCATCTCTACACTATGATAAATCACCATCACCATTAAGTGTATTAGGTGGTGGTACAAATTCTATTTTTGGACCAGGTGGTATTGTTGACGGTATCGGTTCAGTAATGGGAGATATCAGAGGAAATCGAGTAGGCCTAGGCACAATACTAAAAGGTATCAACACATACAACAATGCAAGAAAAATTAAAAATGCAAAAGGTCAATTAAAAGAAGAACTAGGCGGAATTGTAAAAGACGAAATTAAAAAAATTGGAGATTCAGCAGGAACTATTGCTAATCCAGTTGGAGATTTCTCTGTAGGTAATGCGGCAACAACAGCAGTGTTGGCAGGAACAACCATTGCCGCGGCAAAAGGATTAATTGACGGGAAAAACAAAGATAACACAGTAGTTCAAAACTCACAATTAGATACACAAACATATCTTACACCAAGTGAAAGTTTTAATATTGTGTCTAATAATCCAAACGTCAAAAATCAAATAGCATCAAATATGTATTACAAAGATGTTGGTAGTAGAAAAGGGTTAACAGTTGCAGAAAGCGATGTTGAGTTTGCTTCAGCAAGTGACAGTATTAAAAATGTTTATAACAATAAAGCAACTTCAAATATTACAAAACTTGTTAATGAAGGATATATAAAAATTAACAGAGATACACAAGATGTATCCATAGCAACAGAAAGTCAAGGTGTATAATGGCAAGTACTTTTTATTCAAATTTACCTAATAAAGAAGACGAGAAATTAAAAGACACAATGAAAACTTTAACTCACGAAAGTGATAATGAGTTTGAATTCAATGTTGGTGACTATGATACAACTATTGCATTTTTTGTAAAAAGAGGCTTCGAACGTGCATCTGCAGAACAACTGGCATACATTATTTTAAGACAAGCAAAAATTGACGATGTAAATCCTCAAGAAGTTGTTGAAAAATTAGGTAATACAAGTCCTGTTGAATTGTCCGAAGTAACACAAATGATTTTAAATTCTACTAGATTTAAA